CGCAACAGGGCCGAATTCCGCAGGCAGGAAAAGGTAGGAAACTCAGCAGGTTTTGTGGAAAATATGGGTTCCGGAGCAGAGTATATGGGAAGTGTGGGCTCAGCGCTTTTTGTCAGCGCTCGCGCAAGCAAACCCCGGTTTTTCCGGGGTTTTTTGTTTCTTGGGGTCAGCGCCGGGTCAGCGCCGCGGGGATTTAGAAAGAGAACGCGGCGTGCGAGGGCTGGCGAACGCTGGCCCCCGCAGGACAGACAGCGACAAGGGGAATGAGCATGATCGACTTGGGGAACGAAACGACCATCAGCTTGGCCCAGGCCGCCGCCCGGCTGCCAAGTAACCGCCTCGACCGGCCGGTGACTGCCTCCTGCGTCCTACGCTGGGTCCTGACCGGGGTTAAGGTGCCCGGCGGCGGCCGGGTCAAGCTGGAGGCGGTGCGCCTGGGCGGGCGCTGGCTGACCAGCGTGGAGGCCCTGGGGCGCTTCGCGGCGGCCCAGACGCCCGACCTGGACGCGCCGGCCGGGGGCAGTGCCACGCCGCGGCCGCCGGCCAGGCGGCGGGCCTCGGAGCGCGCGGCGCGGGAGCTGGAGCGGCTGGGGATCTAGGGGGGGTAGAGACGCCGGCGGCCGGGCCCGACGCCCGGCCGCGGCGGGTGAGACAGAGGCCCCGCGTGGTGTACTGGGGAGCACGCCCGCCTGGTGAGCGGGAGGACCGGGGGACCGACCCCGGCGCGGGGCCACCCACAGGAGACACACCCATTATGGCGGCCGGGAGTGAGCGCGGCAACGGCAGCAGCGGGCCCAACGGCCGCACGCTGACCCTGGCCATGCTGGCCGAGGCCAAGCGCCTCCCCGCGGACTACCTCCGCGAGCTCGGGCTCCATGACCTGGCCGGCGGCGGCGTCGGCATCCCGTACTACGGACCGGCTGGCGAGGAAATCGCCGTCAAGCGACGGACGGCAATCAAGGCGACGGAGGGGAGCTACTGGCCCAGGGGCACGCCGCTTGCGGCCTATGGTCACTGGCGCCTCGACCGGGCGGCCCGCGTTGGCTTCCTGATCGTGGTCGAGGGGGAGAGCGATTGCTGGGCCTTGTGGCACCACGGTCTGCCCGCGCTGGGCATCCCTGGTGCGAACGCGGCCAAGACTCTCTTGCGTGAGCACGTTGAGGCCGTCGAGAAGGTTTACGTCCATCGCGAGCCGGACCAGGGCGGCGCTACCTTTGTCGAGGGGATTCGCGGCCGTCTCGCCGCGCTCGGCTTCAAGGGCAAAGCCTTCACACTACGAATGCCGGACGGGGCGAAGGACCCGGCCGACCTGCACGCCCTCGACGCGCAGCAGTTCAGCGAGCGATTGGAGAACGCCATCGTCGCATCGATCCCTATCGACCTGCACCCCGCCGGCAGCCCCGGGGTGCAGGGGAAGTCGGCGCGGACCCTGGAGCCGTACCAGCCCTTTCCCGTCGAGGCCCTGCCCACACCGGTCGATGAATACGTGCGCCAGACGGCCGCCGCGCTCGGCTGCGATCCCGCTTACGTGGCGCTGCCAGCCCTGGCCGTGATTGCGTCCGTGATCGGCAACACGCGCACGATTCGGCTGAAGCGCGGCTGGGAGGAGCCATGCATCGTCTGGTCCGCCATCGTCGGCGAGTCCGGGACGCTCAAGACGCCCGCCTACCTTAGAGCCGTCGCCCACCTGTACCGCGTTCAGAAGCGACTTCGCGCTGAGTACAAGCAGGCCGTCGCCACCTATCAGGACAAGTGTGAGGAGTACCGGGCCAAAAAGCAAGCAGCGAAGAAGGGGGAAGGCCCCGACCCCGGCGACCCGCCCGAAGATCCCGTCTTGCGCCGCGTGGTGTGCAGCGACACGACCATCGAGAAGCTGGCCGAGATCCTGGAGGACAACCCCAGGGGTACGCTCCTGGCCCGCGATGAGCTGAGCGCTTGGCTCGGGTCCTTCTGTCGATATAAGGGTAAACAAGGTGGAACCGACCTGCCTAACTGGCTGGAGATGTTCCGGGCCGGCACGGTTATCGTGGACCGGAAGACCGGCGAGCGGCGGCAGCTGTTCATCGAGCGTGCTGCCGTCTCGGTGAGCGGCACCATCCAGCCTGGCGTACTGGCCAAGGCGCTAACGCCAGAATTTCTGGACGCGGGCCTGGCCGCCCGGCTACTCCTGGCCATGCCCGTGGCCCCGCCCAAGCGCTGGTCGGAGGTTGAGGTTGCGCCTGAGGCCGAGGCCGCCTACGAGAACACACTGGACCGGCTGCTGACGCTCGACTTCGGGCGGGACGCCAAGGGGGAGAGGGTGCCGCAGGTGTTGCACCTGTCCACCGAGGCGAAAGCGGCCTGGGTCGAGTTCTACAATGTGTGGGCGCGCGAGCAGGCCGCGGCCGAGGGGGAGCTGGCGGCCGCCTTTAGCAAGCTGGAAGCGTACGCCGCCCGGTTCGCCTTGCTTCACCACGTCGCCACCTGCGTTGCCCTGGACGCGGACGACCGGCGCGAGATCAGTGTCCGCAGTGTCCGGGCCGGCATTGCGCTGTGTTTCTGGTTCGCGGCCGAGGCCCGGCGCATCTATGCCACCTTCTCTGAGACCGCCACGGAGCGCGCGACCCGGAAACTAGTCGAGCACATCCAGGCTCAGGGCGGGCGCATCAGCGCCCGCCAGCTGCAGCGCAGCAACAGCCGAAAGTATCCCAACTCGGAGACCGCGGAGGAGGCCCTGGAAGCGCTGGCGCAAGACGGCCTGGCCGTCTGGGAAGAGCCCGTGCTGACCCCCCGCGGTGGCCAGCCGGCACGTTACCTTAGATTGAATCCGACAGTTGACACTACCGACACTACTGCCAACAGCCAAGCCAACGGCGACGGCCGCGCTGCCGACACTACTGCCGACAGTACTCCGGTGATGCCCGGTTTTTCCCGCGAAATTCGGGGTAGTGTCGGTAGTGTCAACTGTCGGATTCATGAGGCTGCACCAAAAGCAGGTCCGGCACCGCTGGGCGGTAGTGTCGGGCGCCCGGAGGTTGTGTCAGGCGACGGCGACGGCCGCGGGGATGCCTGGGAGGGTCCAGATGAGCATGGGCAAGGGTGAGCCTCGGCCGGTCTACCGGATTACGCTTGAGGCTGAGCCTTCGGCGGTCCCGGCCTACGTCCGGCTGAGGCGCTTCCTCAAGGCTGCCTTGAGGGCCTACGGCCTGCGGTGCGTCACCTACCGGCAGCTGCCCCGGGAGCCCTCCCGCGAAGCTTCCACCGCGAGTGAACGTTCACCCCGCACCCCGCCGGAGGCCCCGTGAGCCCCGCGGCCCGCACCCTGCAGCTGCTCCCAGGCCGCCGGCTACCTGGCCGAGGCGTCCCGATGGGACGGGAGGGCTGTTTAGGTAGGGTTGGTAGCGATAGTAGAGGTTGTTTCCCCTACGTTGCCGACCCGAAAAAAAATCATGCAACAGGGGGGTGGGTAGCAAAAAAGTGGCTTGGGGCGGGGAACAATAGGAAACGACCTCTACTATCTCTACCAACTCTACCGAGAAGCTGGACCTGGACCGTTGGGGGAACACGCGATGGCCACTCCGACCGCGTTGACGCTCGCCGCCCTGCGCCGTTCGGGCTACCTGGCCGACGTGGCGGAGCGCTGGCTGCCGCACGCCAACGTGCGGAGGGACCTTTTCGGGATCGGCGACGTTGTGGGCATCGACCGCCGGCAGCCGGGCCTGTTGCTGGTGCAATGTACCACCCGCGCCCACGTCGCGGATCGCCTGGCCAAGGCCAAGGGCCGGCCCGAGCTGGCGGCTTGGCTCAAAGCCGGCGGGCGCTTTGAAGTGTGGGGTTGGTACCGGCGGGCCGGCCGCTGGGAAGTGCGAATCGTGGCGGTCACCGGCGCGGACCTATCCGACGTGGCCTTGACGGGACCGGCGCGGCGCCGGGGGCGCCGTCCCCGCCAGCCGGAGCTGTTCGGTTGAGCGGGCGAGGTCTGGGCCGGGAGCCTGGCCGGGCGGCGGGGCAAGCGGCCCATCGCCCTGGGCAGCATCCCGGCGCCGGACCCCGGCGAGGTCTGATGGGGTTCTACCGGGCCGGGACTTCGCAGAAGACCAAAAAGGCGAACTCGAAAATGCGAACCGGCGGCCGACTCACCTGCCGCCCGGCCCGTGTTAGGTTGGTGGGGGTTCGCGCCGATTTGACTCCGTGCGGCCGATTATGGTAGACGTGACTGGTCGCGCCACCTGTCCACCCCGAAGCTTTTACCCCGGAATCCCCCCGATGGTTCACCACGAAAAGCGAACCGGCCCGCCCGACGGCCTCACCGACCGGCAGCGGCGCTTCGTCGAGGAATACCTGATCGACCTGAACGCCACCGCTGCTTACCGGCGTGCGGGTTACCAGTCGAAGGCCAATGGCGCGGCTGGGGCGAACGCCGCCCGCCTGATAGGAAATGATAAGGTTCAGCGGGCCATCGCGGAGGCCCAAGCCGCGCGCGCCGCCCGGCTGGGGATCGAGGCCGATGACGTGCTCCGCGAATTAGCGGCCATCGCCTTCAGCGACCTGGGACAGGTCCTGGACTTCACCGGCACGGCCCCGCGCCTCCGGCCCGCCCAGCAAATCCCAGCCGCCGCCCGCAAGGCCCTGGCGGCCGTCAAGGTGCGGCGCTTCACCGAAGGCAAAGGCGCAGCCGCCCGCGCGGTCGAGGTCACCGAGTTCAAGCTGTGGGACAAGCTCGCCGCCCTGGAGAAGCTCGGCCGGCACCTGGGCTTGTGGAAGGATGCCGCGCCGGCCGGTAAGCAGGTGGATGTGCAGTTTCTCGTTGGCGTCAGCGAGGCGGAGTTGCTGGGCCGTGAGGAGCCCCGCGACCCGGCCCGACCCGCCGCCTGACCCGGACCCGAGGTCCAACGATGCCCCCGACGGGAAAAAAAGCAGGAAACCAAGGCGGGAAAAATGCCCTCGCCGTGGCGGACCGCCGGCGGCGGGCACTGGAGCTGCGCCAGGACGGGATCGGCTACGCGGCCATCGCCACGCGGCTGGGCTACCGCACTCCGTCGGCGGCCTGGAAGGCGGTCCGGGCCGGCCTCCGCGAGACCCTGCGCGAGCCGGCCGAGGCCGTCCGCCGCATCGAGCTGGACCGGCTCGACCAAATCACTTCGGTCTTGTGGCCGGCGGCCACGGCCGAGCCGCCCAACTTCAAGGCCCTCGACCGGCTCTTGAAGGTGATGCAACGCCGCGCGGCCTTGCTCGGCCTCGACGCCCTCAAGAAACTCGACCACACCAGCAGCGGCGGCGGGCCGTTCTTCAAGGTCTATGGCTTCGACCCCCTGCCCCCCGAAGGCGCGCCGGAAGCCCGCCCTGACTCCTGACCCCTGACCCCTGACGCCTGGCGCGCCCGCTGGAGCTGCTGGGGGGTAGGGGGGTCGAAATCTTTGCCGCGCGCCGGCGCAGACCGTACCGCCCGCCGCGCACGCGCGCTCACGGGTTGCGCGAATTTTTTCCCCCTGGAGGTAACCCCATGTCCGGACCGCCCCCCACCCCGACCGAAATCCTGAAGCTCCGCGGCTCCTGGCGCGCCAAGGCCCGGGAGAAGCAAGGCCAGCCACAGCCCAAGGCCGGCACCCCGTCCATGCCGCGCTGGCTGTCCAAAGAGGCCAAGGCCGAATGGAGGCACCTGCTTCCCCAGCTGCGTGCCCTGGGGATGCTGTATGCCATTGACCGCAGCGCCCTGGCCGCCTACTGCCAAGCCCACGCGGAGCTGGTCTGGGCCACCGAGGTCCTGGAGCGCGAAGGCCGGATCATCGACGCGCCGGTCTTCAACAAGCCCGGCGAGCTGACCGGCCACACCAAGCGGCTGCACCCCGCCGTCAAGCTACAGCGCGACGCCTTCGCCCGCGTCAAAGCCTTCCTCGGCGAGTTCGGGCTGACGCCGGCGACCCGGGCCCGCCTCAGTGTGGCGGCCCCAGAGAGCCCGCCCGCCAGTGACAAGTCGCGATTCTTCCGACGGCCCCGCGCCGATGCCGACCCCGCCGAAAAATACTTCGCCGATAACGTGTAGCCCGTTAGAACGCCGGAGGAAGACGAGTTCAACGCTTTCCTGAACGGACCGCCCTTCTCACCAACCGGATCGGCCCTCGATCTGGAGCCAATCGCGCCGGTACCACGCCCCGTGCGCCGGCCCCCGCTGCGATCCGCCCAGAATTCGCTTGCATTTCCCCCGTCCCTCGGTTCCAATTGCTTGCATCGGGTGGGCCGGGTAGCTACCGGTTAAACGCCTGCCCCGGTGGTCCGTCGTACCTTGTGGCCTGCCGCGCGGCCCGATTGAACAAGGGTGCGACATGCCCATCGTCCTGCGCTGCCCCCGCTGTGGGGCCAGGCTGACCGTCCCCGAGAGCCGCGCCGGCTAGACCGGCCGTCGCCCAAGGCCAAGTTCCTCGCCGAGGCGAAGTAACACGCCGCAAGTTTTTCCTTGCATCTGAGCTGCGTTTCTGTTCGTATACCCAGATGCGCCGGTCCGGTGCCGCGGCCAGTTTTGGGCTGCGCGGCCTGACGCTTTTCCCAAAAGGAGGTGGAACCATGCCCACACGTCTTGCCGTTTGGATGGTGTTGCTCGCGCCCGCCTTGGGGTCGGGCCAGCAGCCGCCCGCCGCGAAGGTTACGTTCCGGGACTTGGACCCTTTCCATTTCGCCCTCGATCAGGTGGGGCGCCTCAGGGTGCCGGCCAGCGGCCTTGACTTCCAGGTAAAAAGGGTGTTGGGGGAGGGCGCAATCCTTGTGCAGGCCTCCGGTGTTGGGTACGACGCCTGGGGCCAACCCTTCGTGTTGAAGGGCGTCACCACGCGCGGGGTGATCGACGACAGCTGGATCAAGCTGGAGGATATTTACCGGGTTGCGGACACCACCAAGGTTGGCGGTCGAACGGTCTTCTTGCTTCAACCGGCCGCCGGCGCCGAAAGGGAAAAGGTTGAGACGGCAGAGAAAGCAGCTCCCAAAGCCCCGGCCCATGCGCCGGTGGCGCCTCGCAAGCCCCCGACCATCACTTCCCCTTTCGGGCCGGGAGAAAGGCCGACGCCAAAGGGTGACATGAAGAGGTCTCCGGTTAAGAAACCTGCCCCCGGCAGGCCGGCGCCCGCCGAACCGAACCCGGCCGTGCCCGATCCGGAGAAGGACGCCTCCCGCAAGCTCAAGTTTGCCAAGTCGTTCCTGGATGACGGCAACAAGGACGCGGCCCGGAAGCGTCTCCGGGAGATCGTGGACGGCTACCCCGACACCAAGGCCGGCAAGGAGGCCAAGGAGCTGCTGGAAAAACTCGGCGGCTGACGCGGAGGCTTGACAATGCCCATTTATTTTTCGTGCCCCCTGTGCTTTGCCGAACTGACCGCCGCCGATAGCGCCGCCGGCCAGGAAACCGTCTGCCCAAGCTGCCACCAGGGGATTGCGGTGCCGTTGGTGTCCGTGGCCATTCCCGAGCCGGGCGACTTCGCCTTCGACCCCGGCCCGGGCCAGCCGGAGGCAATGACGACGCCCCTGTCCCGGCCGGTGCAAACCGGGTTTGGCGTCGGTTGCGGGATTGCGCTGGGGTTTGCGGCCGTCAACCTGGTCCTGTTTATCATTGTGCTGATTCTGTTTCCGGGGGTGCGGGCGCTGTTCTGGATGGCGGGCCAGCCAGCGCCGTGAATGACCAAGCCCCTCGCCGAGGCCACCAAATGAGAATCGCTTTCGCTGTTCTCCTCGTCGCCGTTCCGTCCTGCGAACGCCCACCGAAGAGCGTCCCTGCCACCCAACGGGCCCCCGGGATGATTAGCCCGGAAGAAGCCGCCCGGGAATGGACGAAAGGCCAAACGCCGGATTGGGTCGGCAAGGCAGCCCGGCCGGAAGACGCCGGCCTTGTCCTCGTCTCAGAGGCGATGCTTGCCAGAACCTTCGAGGACATCATCATGGATGACGGCGTGCCCATCGGCCCCATGTTTCATGGCATCACCCTGAGCCCGAACAAGGTGCGCATGCCGAGTTGGATCGCCCGCGGTCACACGGCCCGAAGCTCGATTTTTCCGATGCTCTCCGACTACTTCGCGTTGAAGGGCGCCGGCGACAGCTTCGACATCGTGGCCGGGGATGGGGTCAATTATCCCCAACGGAAGATCGGTCGTTACAGCAAGGCGAAGGGCCTGGAGATCCCCGTGCCCTAGATCCCCAGCTCCTCCGCCGTGGCCACGTTGATGCCGCCCTTTTGCAGGGCCTCCAGAATCTTCTTTTGCTCCTCAAGCTGCTTGTCCTGGACCTCCTTGGTGCGCTCCAGGACGGCCTTGCGAACGGCTTTAAGGACATCATCATGGATGACGGCGTGCCCATCGGCCCCATGTTTCATGGCATCACCCTGAGCCCGAACAAGGTGCGCATGCCGAGTTGGATCGCCCGCGGTCACACGGCCCGAAGCTCGATTTTTCCGATGCTCTCCGACTACTTTGTCGTGAAGGGCGCCGGCGACGCCTTCGATGTCGTCGCCGGGGACGGGATCCATTACCCGCAAGACCGGCTGTACCGGTATAGCAAGGAAACGGGCCTGGTGGCCGCTGGCCGCAAGGAAAAGCCGCTCGCCGAGGCCAAACCATGAACCCTGACTCCCTGACCCCCAGCCTGGAAACCCTGGCCCGCCGCGTGGCGGACGCCTACCCGGTGGGTGGCAGCGGCCGGCAACGGATTTTCGACGCGGCCCTCGCTGGACAACCACGGCTTTTGATGCGACTCTAACCCCGTCCCTTCGTGCAGTCCTCCGACTGTCGGGCCGCGCCGGTCCACGAGTCCCGGCGCGGCCGTGTGTACGTTGACAGCTTCCGGTAGGGGCGCCTTTCCTCTGTCCCGCGGGGTTGTTTGGAGCCCCAGGGCCGGCCCGGCGCGTCTCAAGCGCCGCAAGCGCTGGCGCCGGCCAGCTTGGGCCGGCGCCAGCGCTTGCGGCGCCTACGCTTTCCGGCCAGGGAACCCTTGCTCCCCGAGGCCGACCGTCGGGCCGCATCATCTCCCCTTTGGCCGCCGGCCGGCCGGCCTTTTCCCTTTCGCGGCCGGCCGATCCGGCGCACCGTCCGAATCTTTCCGCGGCCGGCCGCGCTGGGCCGCCGGCCGATCCGCCGGCTCTTGCAGGAACGCCAGGCAGTTCACGCCGAGGGCCTCGGCCAGGGCCAGCACCAGAGGCCAGGCCGGTTCCTGGGCGCCGCGTTCGAGCTTGGCCACCGTGAAGAGATTGCACCTGGCCCGCTCCGCGAGCGCCTTTTGACTCAGGCCGGCCGCGTTGCGGATCGCTCGCAACCGCTCGCCGAACCCGGTCGGGGGCCAACCGCCCCGTTTCGTCATGGTTCACCTCCGCTTACTGGAGTCCCCCTCATTATAGCCTCTAGCGGCTTGTTGGGCAATCCGAAGAAATTTGCCTCTAGAGGCTTGACAACCTGCCTCTAGAGGCTATAATGAAAGCATCAGCTTTGACGGCTTCCGCTCTTTGACAACCCGAACCCGACGCAGCCAACCTCCTGACGGCCACCGCGCCGGAGGGACTTGCGGTGGGGAGTGAAGGCAACGAGAGAACAGAGGCACGCCCCCGGCACTGGGCCGGGGGAAAACGAAGTGGTCCCGCGCTGCTGCAAACAGCCGGGACCGTGGCAACTCCTTGTGTTGAAAGGAACTGCAATGACTACTGCAACGAAAGCCCGCCGTCGCGTCAAGCCCGTTCGCACCATCCGGCTGGCCCTCAAGCCCTTTGAGGGCAACCCCGGCGTGGTGAGCATCACGGTCGGCAAGGACGCCGCCGACTACTTCCTCTCGACCGTGCCCGCCGACTTCGGCACCGGCTACCGGCTGGAGAAGATCGGCGGCGGCGAAACCTACCACGTCAACCTCGCGGCCGACCCCCAGCAGCACAGCTGCGAGTGCAAGGGCTTCGGCCGCTGGAATCACTGCAAGCATGTCGATGGCCTGGCGGCCCTGCAACGGGCCGGCCGGCTGTAACCGGGACCACCGGCCGGGGCCACGCCCGCCCCGGCCTTTCCCCCAGCGAAAGGTGGTCCCCATGTTACTCAGGCACGCGACCCCGCTCCGCAACCTGGGGTCAATCCAGCGCTCCGGCCTGTTGTGCGCCCGGAGTCAAGGCAAACTCCCCGTGGTCTGGTTGCACGCCCCCAGCGCGTCCACGTGGGCCGTGCTCCACACGATCAAACGGCACGGCGGCCGCGTCGAAGGGGTCATCATCGTGGAAGTGGAGATCCCCCGGCAATGGCTGCGCCGGTCCCGCAAAGGTCTGTGGTACTGCGTGCGAGACATCACGCCGGAGCACTTCCGGCGCTTGATCGCCTTTCAGGAATTGGCCGGCGCCTCCGCCGACGGTCGGCGGGCCGGCTGACCGCGCAACTGAATCCCGAGCAGAGGAGAGGCATTGAGCGGGCCGGCCGGGGCGGTGTCCCCGGCCGGCCTCGCCGTCTGAAGGGAGCCGCCCTTTCCTCACGTTGCGCGGAAGACTTCCGCGCACTTTCGCGCCCGCCACGGGGCCGTGATACCGTTGACCGCAAGACCGAAAATCCTGACCAGGCAGCTCCGGATCGCGAGCGGTTTCGCCTGCCGGTTCTTCCGCGCACTTCCGCGCCGCCCGCGGAAAATCCTCGTTTTCTCGCCGAAGCTCGCCTGGATTCGCAGCCCTTCGCATGATAGAATGGGGAGTTGTAAGGTAAAGAAAGCACAAGGGTTTCGGAGCCCGGGGGCCTGGTTTTCCGCCCGCCTGTGGATCTGGAAGTCGTGGGTTCGAATCCCATCACCCACCCCTGCATCATCGCTTCTCAACCGCTCGCAATCGTTCCCAACTGCCTTTATCTCCAAGGGGTTGCGAACGGTGCTGGCCACGGCAGCACGCATTGACGCATTCTCATGCGTTCTCAGGGAAACGCACGGATTCGCAGCCGTTTGGTCAAGGCGCGGTCGCCGGCGCGCGGCCGGGTCCGTCCCCGTGGCGGCCAGGGTTTCTCCGGCCCGGCCCGGCAGCAGCGGGGGCAGCTTCTCGACGGCGCCGGCCAGGTCGTGCAGCCGGCGGTGTGAATAGCGGGCGGTCAAGGCCGGCGAGCTATGGCCGGCCAGTTCCTGCAACGTCCGCAGGTCGATCCCCGCCCGGCCCCCCAAGGTCAGGTAGGTGTGCCGGAGGGCGTGGAAATCGGCGAACAGCTGGCCATCCGGTCCGGGCACTTCATAGGGGATGCCGGC